CGGATCATCAAGCAGTGCGACTTGCGCGAGCAACTCAAGAACGAACTCGAAGTTATGCTCTCGCAGGCATGGGGCGGCATCTTCTCTGGCCTCAAGTGGAACGAAGAAACCAACGTCAAGGATCGGCGTGTCTCGGAGTCGCTGGTCGCCCTCGACCGCGAGATGTTCCTGTTCTCGTCAGAGTACACCCCGTCGGGCAACAACACCTCGCGGATGCTGCCCGACCCCTCGGGGGTCAACGTCAACAAGTGGCGGTATCTCGACGACCCGACGGAAAACCTGCTCGACCTGATGCCTTAGCGGAAAGTCGTTAGCCCAGCCAGCCTCCCGCGTACACAGGGCGAGGAGGCCGGGAGCCTCCCGCAAAGGAGGCCGAATGGAAACTGTCGCCTACATCAAGACCCTCGCCAACGACCCCGCCTACGCCTACATGGCGGTCACGGAGGTCGAGGTCGAAGCCGCTCTCGCGAAGATCGCCGCCAACGGCGAGGAAGCCTCCGTCGAGAACGTGTTCTGGACTATCCTCCTCGGCATCCGCACCCCCGCTGAACCCCTCAACCCCACTTGGGCCGACGCCCCCCTCCACAAGCAGATCGCTGCCGCGATGGGCATGGACGACGGCGAGGCCGAGATGTTCTACCTCGGACTCGGTATCGAGGACTAAAACCACCCCCAAAGCGCAAGGAGTGCCGCCATGTTTACCAAAGGTCAGATCGTCAAGGGCAAAGTCATGGGCGTGTTCATCGTCATTGGCCACAAGGTGGTCGGCGGCGAACCGATGGTCGTAGTCAAGGCCGTCAACCCCGACAACCACAGCGAGGTCGGTCGCGGTCAGTTCTGCCTGCCCGCCGACAAGCTCGTTGCCCTCTAAGGATTACCTACAACGTCTCGCTCTAGGAGGAAAACCATGCAATACCGCAACGGACAACTCATCGTCATGCAACCCGACGCCTTTGTGTTCAAGGTCGAGGACGACAACCCCTTGCCCATACCTCAGCAGTCCGACGAACTGCTCGCCATCCTCGAAGTAGGCATGTGCTGGCCCTCCGTCCAAACCGCCTTCGGGATCATCTGCCAAGCGTTGATCCATCAAGGTGCCCCCAACGTGGACAACATCGACTGGGCCATCTGCTCGCCTGTCCACCTGTTCGAGGGCGAAGTCATCAGCGACAAGCCGCCTACCGTCTACCTTGTCCGTCTCGATCAGGTGCTGGGGGTGACGGATGCGACCCCCAATTGAAACCTGTTAGCCCGGCTCCTCTGCCGCGTACACCACATGAGAGGGGGCGAGAGACAGCCCCCACCACCTACGCAAGGAGACAGACACCATGAAGGTCACCGCCCACAACTACAGCAACGGCCCTCGCGGTCTGGAATACAGCGGCTTCCGCGCTGACATGTTTATCGACGGCAAACTCGCCGCTCGCGTCTGGAACGACGGCAACGGTGGCCCCAACGCCTATCAGTGGATGGGCGACTACGCCAACCACCGTGGCTTCACCCCGCCCAAAGCCGTGCAGGACTGGCTCGACTCCCTGCCGCCTGTGTCCTACCACGGCCACAGCATCCAACTCGACCTCGACTGCGTGTTCGAGGACGCCATCGACGCCTACCGCGCTGCCCGCGCCAACTAACCCCAATTGAAATCTGTTAGCCCTTCCCCCCTCCCGCGTACACCAGATGTGAGGGGCGATGGACAGCCCCCAACACGGAGGACGCTATGGCTGACCGCTTCGACATGCCCCGCCTGATGCGCGAGTTCCTGAACGTCGCGCTTCGCACCCGCACCCTCGACAGCGCCGAAATGTGGGTGCTGGCCTGCAACCACGGCACCGACTGGACGGCGATGCGGGAGGTAGTGATGCACTACGCCTTCGTCCGTCGCCACTGCGACATCGAGGCTCACCGCGAACTGTGCAAGCTCAACGATGAGTGCTACCGCGTGCTGGTCATGGGCCGCGAACCCACCCTGCACTTCGACTAAGGAGGTCTAACATGGCTCGCACCCTCAAGAAGGCTCCCTACCGCCCCTACTCCAAGGAGGACAAGGAACACCGCCACGCGACCCACGTCCGCTACCGCGCCAAGGTTCGCAACGTGATGGCTGCGGGCAAGTACGATGACGTGCTGCCCTTCAAGGGCACCAGCGGCTGGGAAACCCACTAGGAGATTAGCCATGAGCCACAACCCCGCTGAGAACCTCTGCATCAGTGACCCCATGTTCACCCCCACCTACGAGCGGATCGTCTGGAAGAACCCCTACAAGGGCCACTTGATGATCAGCTTCCTCTACACCCCCTCCGCTGAAGCCACTAGCTGGGACGGCGTTCCCGCTGACAGCATGGCAGTAGGCTCAGAGAAAGGCGGCTGGTTCTACATTGGCCTGCGCCGCACGGGCAAAACGCCTACCCGCATCCCCAACACCAACGGCACCCTTGGCCTGCGCTGCAAAATCCTGTTCAACGCAGACCGCGCTGGCGTGGACGGCAACGAAAAGGACATGTGGACTGACGGCTATCTGCTCGATGTGCCCGATCTGCCCTACGTCACCAAGTACTAGCACGCCCGTACTGGCCATGATCGAGGATGCTGTGGCAAACGGTTGCGACCCTATGGTGCTTCTCCTTGCGGGAGGTGCCTCTTGTCGAGAGATGTCCAGCTTGGGTGGAACTGCCCGCACCTAGTCCTAGAAGAACGGATTGCGCTGTCAGGCGACCGCCGCGAGTTGGTGACGCTCAACCCCGTCGCCAACGATGGCATTGTTGCCCTCATCGCCAACAACGAGGTCGAGATCCCTCGTGATGGCCTGTACGCCTATGCCAAGCTCGTGAGCTTCCAAGCTGGCCCCTACACCCTGATCGAGAACGAGAACGACCTGTCGATCGTCACCTCGACGGAGAACTTTTCGCTGACTCTGCCTGCCGCAACCTTTCTCACCGCCGACGAGGTCGCGCTGGCCATCAACCGCGCCTCCCCGAGCAAGAAAACCCTCGCCAGCAGCGAGAGGGGGCGGCTGACGATTACCGACCTGTCGAGCCTCGGCCCTCGTAGCATCGTGCAAGTCTTTGGCGGCTCGCTGCCCAAGCTGAACCTCAATCAGCAGTCTGGCGCACAGGGCCGCATGGTCTACCCCCCATGGCAGCTATACTCGCCGCCTGTGACCTTCCCCAACGGCAACTACACCATCGACCCGGCGACGGCTGAGAACAGCATCCTGCTCATCCAGTCCGAACTGGCCGAGCCTTCTTTGTCAGCCTCTAAGAGGCTCGCGCTGGAGAAGCAACTCAAGAAGCTGCAAGATTACGTCAAGCAGTACAAGGAGTTGCTGGGTCTGACGCCTACACGCTACCCGCGCTTCGTGCAACCTGTCAGCGGCAATCCCATGCTGTCGGTCTCGTATGTGACCTCGCAGAACCGCTGCATCAGGTGCCGAGGTTCGGGTGTCGAGAACGACTACCGCTTCACGACCACGGCGTCTCTCGCGACCAACACGCAGCCCTCGCGCCCTGCTGGCAGTGTCTACATGGTGAAGAACGAGGACTTGCTGTATCAGGCTGCGCTCAAGATTGTGCTGACCACTCGCGGCAGCAACCCCTTCCACCCGGCATACGGCTCGACCGTGCTTTCGCGCATCGGCTCCAAGGCTGTGACGGCTACAGCAGCGGCAATCAATCAGGATGTGCGCCGAGCGTTGCGGACGCTGCAAGACACCCAGACTTCGCAAGCTCGCTACCAGCCTGTCACGGCGCGTGAGCGTCTTTACGCTGTGCAGAGTGTCGAGGTCACCCCAGATCAGTATGATCCGACGGTCTACTACGTCGCGGTTACGGTGCAGAACGCCTCTACCGCGCCTATCAGCCTCAACATCGTGTATGCGACCAGCGGCGTATTCTCGCGCAGCGGTAAGTTGACCCTCGGAAACCAAGCCTTCGGCGGTAGCGCATGGCCCTAAACCCCAAGTTCTACGGCCCCGACAACACCCTGCGGCAGGAGTGGATCTTCACCACGACTCGCACGCAGCGGTTCCTCACGGGCACCCTCGACCCGCAGACGGCTTACGTCGAGGTTTCCGTCTACGGCGGGGCGTTCACCGCCGACCCGAACCTCGTGACCTTCGAGGGAACCAGCTTCACCGTGCCCAACCCTACGGCGTACCCGCAGGGCTTGCGGCTGCTGCCGGGATCGAACGTCATCAAGGTGCGCTCCGTGCTGACCAGCGGGGCGACGACCGACTACGCGACGGCCAACATCACGGTGGTGCAGGCAGAGGGCCAGCTAGGCACCTACACGCCGCCCTCGGGCATCTCCGTCGAGCGGCTCGATGGTCTGATCAAGGTCATCATCCGTTCGACCGTCTTGCAGACCAACCTCGTCGGGCACAACTTCTACGCCACCTCGCAGATCGGCGGCGGCACGATTGGCTATTACCAGATCAACCCCACGCTGGTGCAGGCAGAGGACGCAGAGTACCTGATGCAAAGCACTCTCGTGGGCACGCTGATCGTAGACAGCCCCATGTACCAAGACCCCAACGAGGTCACACAAGACATCTCGTTCCGTTACCAAGGTAGCCAAGTCGGTACGCAAACCCCCTCGGTGACGATTGTCCCCGAGTTCGACGAACTGATCCTGTTGCCGCCTTACAATGACCCCGACAGCCCGCTCAAACTCCGCAGCACCATCACGCTGGAAGCCTTGTCGCGGACGTTCCTCTACACGTTTACGCACGACCGCTACGGCGACACCTTCTCGGTGCATCCGACCCTGCCCAACGGCATTTTGTCAGCGGTCATCCCGACGGAACCTCTCTACTACGCGGCCACGGCGGTCTACTACGACCCCCTTACCAGCACCGAGGTTGAAACGGCTCTGAGTGCAGAGGTGTCGGGCATCCCGCTGCAAGTCACTCCCGCTATCGGCACCTTCCCCATCGCAACTCGTCAGGAGGTCACGCAAGACCTCGTCGAGTCGATTTACCGCACCAACCCCGACATCTCCGTCGTGCCCGGCAGCGTCATCCGCGACACGTTTATCGACCCGATGGCCAGCGAGTCCGAGCGTCTGCGCTACATCATGGATTTTGTCCATCGGGCACAGAGCTTTACGACCCTGCTGGCCATTGACGACCCAGAACTCACTGGCACAAGCATCCCCGTTCGCCAGTCCACCTACAAGCTGGCGCTCGCGCAAGCCTTTCGCCTCACCGACCTCAATCAGGTGCAGGGCATTATCGACATGGCCTTTGACAAGCTGGCGAGCAACTTCGGCCAGCCGCGTCTCGCAGGCAAGGCGGCAGAAGGCGAGGTCACGTTCTCTCTGTCGTCGATCCCGCTCAACACCATCCTCCTGCCCATCGGCACGACGGTCAGCGGTGGCGGCGTTGAGTTCACCACCACTTCGAGCGTCACGTTCGACCCCAACAATCTCGCCCCCTTCTACAACCCCGCCACAGGTCGGTATGCCGCCAAGGCGTACATCCAATCCTCCGTCAACGGTCCTAGCGGCAACGTGCCCTCACGAGCCATTACCTCTGTTGGCGTGTCCAACGTCAGCGTGTCCAACGAGGCCCCGACCTTTGGCGGCACGGCGGCTGAGACCAACTACAACCTCGCTACTCGTTGCATCCGCACGCTAGCCTCGGTGGACACCAGCACCTATCAAGGCATCATCCAGACGGCGACGAACATCGCGGGCGTGCTGGAGGCTAAGATTATCAGCGCAGGAAGCCCCTACATGCTGCGCGACGTAGACCCCACCACTGGCAAGCACATGGGCGGCAAGGTGGACGTGTGGGTGCGCGGCACGCAAACCAGCAGCAACACAGACACCTTCGCCTTCAGCTACGAGAACATGTACGGCGTCACCTTCGAGGTCGTCGGCAATGTGGCTGACCTGACCTTCCGCGCCATCCTCAAGGACGCCAACGGCAACTCCCTGCTCTCGGCAAATACCCCCCTGACGCAGATGCTCAACTACCCCTCGAACACCCCTCCGCTTGGGTTGCACAACGTCTCGCAGGGGTACGACTTCATCCTGACCAACGTGTCCTACCCCGGCTTCGACACTATCAAGCTGGACGCGACCTACAACGATCCGACGGCTGTGTCCGTGGCCGACGTGCTGACTGGCGACTTTCGGATGCGAACGAGCTTCGAGTACTCCTTCAGCCGCCAGCCCGTCCTCTTTGTCTCCTCGGTCAACGGCAACCCGGATGCCACTGGCACGGTTAGTTTCTCGCAGTACCAGCTATACAAGCTGGAGTCGCCGTTCCAACTCGGCCAATCGAGCTACGCGAACGATTACATCCAGTTCAGCAGCCCTGAGCCGAATGGTGCCCTCGGCGGCGTGCTGACCCAGACGGACGAGAGCCACGTTCTGATCGGCAACTACATCGAGCGGCTAAACTTGCTCGGCCAGAACGCGCTGACGATTGCCGTTTGGAACCTCGCTCGAACGGTGCAATACAAGGCGGTCAGCCCCTACGAGTCCTCGCCCGACTTCCGCATCGTCGCCCCGGCTGACCCGATGAAGGAAGCCTACGGTATCCAGCGCACAGAGCAGTCCACCATTGCCAGCGGCGAAACCGTGCTTGTGGACTACGAGTACAACGAGAACTTCACTGTCACCTACACGACCAACGCAGTTATCGGCGTGGCCCAGAACGACATCGACCGCAAGCGCAGCCTCACTGCCGACATCGTGGTCAAAGAGGCCAACGCCCTCGTCGTGGACATCGACGCCACGGTGGTCTTGCAGCAAGACCAGCGGTCTAACATCGTGGATCCCCTGATCCGTGCGAGCATCATCAACCTGATCCTCAACTCCCCCCTCGGCTCGGGTATCCGTCAGGGCGATGTGATCAGCGCCATCGACAAGGTCAACGGCGTTTCCTACCCCATCGTCCCTCTGACCAAAATGACCGTGGCCGACAACACGCACATCCTTGGCGAGCCGCTGGTCACCAGCATCGAGGGCGATGTCGTCCTGCTCACGGCGTGGACGACGAACACCGTTTCCGTCTACCTCGTGGCTGACCCCCTGACGTACAACACGACCAACGGTGGCGGCTCTGACGCCCTCTACCGTGCGGTAGCGCAAGACGATGTGCCCCTCACCCTGCTGACTCAGGTTCCCAACCTCGCAGGCCAGCCCATCAACAACGCTATCGGGCAGGCGTTCATCGTCGGCGTGGATGGCTTGTCCGTCCCCGGCTATTCCGACGATGCCACCCTCCTGCCCCAAGCGGTTGGCTACCCCCGCTGGATACAGCTACAGCCACTGGTGCAGGCGGGCACGGCTACGCCCCTGCAAGTGCAGGAGTACACCAAGCTGACAGGGCAAATTCAGACGGAAGTGCTGAGTTTGCGTCAAGACCTGACAGGTAATCGCATTATCGTCACGACAGCTCCGACGGACACCCCACTGAACCACGACTACGCGGTTACCTACTTCGTTAGCAATGACACAGGGGCCAAGGACATCGAGGCGACCAACTTCGATTACGTCGCCATCGGCACCATCAACTTGACCTACGACACCGACCGCCAGACCAACCGCCGCACGTTCATCGTCAACGGCCAGAACACGTTCGCGGTGTAGCATGGCAACTGAGTACGGCAAGGATCAAGCTCCTGTAGAGCAGCAGGCAGTCCTCGTCCAAGAGGCGATGGTCAAGCCTTTGCCGTCGAACGTGCAGGAGAACCCTTCGCTTGCCGTTGGCGAGGACATGGCCTACCGCATCGCGGTTGACCAGCAAGTCCAGAGCATCATGGCCTTCTTCCTCGCCGTGCTGCCCTCGAACTACACGAGCCAGACCAAGGGTCCGTTCTACACGATGCAGTTCCAAGCGGCTGCCGAGCAGATCGCCCGCATCCAAGTGTCGGCCTCGGAGATTTTCACCGACGCTGACGCCGACTTCACGCGGCCTGAGTTCCTGTACCAGATCCTCGGCTCGCTCGTCTTTCCCGATGTGGATACCGATGGCGTGCCCACACTGCCCTCTGACCTCGCCCAGCGCAAGTTCATCAAGGACATGATCGGCATCCTCTTGCAGGGGGCCACCAAGTCCGCGCTCTACGAGGCAATCAAGCTGCTCACCTCAGCGGATGTGCAGATCATCGAGAAAGCCATCACGGCTCGCTCGATCCCGAATACCGCTTACACGCTGGCTGACCAGTTCCAGTTCGAGATCACCCTCGCCAAGGCTATCCGAACCTCGGTGACCTCGGTCAGCGGGTCTCCTTCCATCGCCCCGCACTCTCACACGCTATCCGTCGATGAGACAGGGAACGGCAAAACTGTGGATACCGTGTGGACAACCTCGACGGAAGGCGAGGCACACACCCACGACATTTACGATTGGCTCTTGCAGCCTTACGTCGCCACAACGACGATCCCCGCGCACTACCACGACATCATCTCGGACTTCCCCGACGCAGACCCCCTCTCGCTGTTGCGGAATGTCCTGCTGGTTCTCAAGGCCATCAAGCCAGCGCATACGCTGTACGACTACCGCAATCTGTTCCGCGAGACCTTCCGCACGTTGTTCTCCGACAGTGCGTCCTTTGTCTACAACACGGCGTACTACGACGACTTGCGGAAGTACTGGTGGGGCGCAGCGCGGCTGACCGGGCTGTTGGGCGAGACGCTGGCTGACCGCACGCTGTTTTCCGACCCGACCCGCAGCTTTGCTCGCATCAGCGTCGGTGCCGCTCTCACCGTGCTTTCTGGCCCCAATGCCATCGACGCCAGCAACACCGACCAGAACACGGTGGGCCGCTACACGGTCACGGACATCCTGACGTTCCCTGTGCCCAGCGACACGAGCGTCGTGCTGTTCACCACCATCCCGACTGGCCTCAGCGGGCACCTCCAGATTACAGGCACCAACACGCTTCAGGCGATGGTGTTCGACGTGGCGACTAACCAGTACATCCCCGACACCGCGTTCAACTGGGTTGGTATCGACGAGAACGAGATCCTCTACATCACGGAAGGGGCCAACGAGGGCAACTACCGCTTCGACGCTCTGCTAGGCACCAACGGTGGCCCTGTGCTGACGGCTGTTGGCCCTGCCTATCAGGCCCGCATGGCCCCCTCGCTACTGCGCCTCGACCGCAGGATGCGCTACACGACCTCCTCTCAGCAGTACGAGGTCGTTGTAGACCGCCTCGGCGTGCTGACCCCGCAGCAAGTCGTCAACG